TTATTGTAGCAAAACTATTATCATACCAACCACCACTAGGTACAGTTATATCAACCTTAAATCCAGATCCAGTACCACCACTACAAGGAACTCCAGTTTCTGTATAATAAGTTGTACCACCTTGAGGTAAATCATCCTCTTCTTCATCTGTGATCTCAGTAACCTTTCCTAAGTCAGTTCTATCATATGCTTGTTCCTCCAATTCCTTATCCACTTGTCCTAATTGACTTCTAACTCCTTCTATAAACCGATTAAAATTTCTATGTTGGGATGAGGCAATATCTTGAAGTGCATCTTTATTAGCTGCTATTCCCTGTGCAACAATATCTTCAGCATAACAAACAGGAACTTTTGGAGTTCTAATAGGATCAATATTACTTGCATCATAAATGTCACTAATATCTTCCTCTGAAGAAATTTCTATTGAACTATCACTAATCTGAGGATCACTAGAACTATTATTATCACCTAACATAATAGCCGCTGTGGCAGCTGCAGAAGCAGGATCTGCATATAATGCTCCACTTTGCGAAAGTGCATCTACTGCTTTCATCAACTGAGGTATTTTCAACTTTGAAGTTAGAATACCTTCCATCTGTTCTGACATTTTATTAGTAATCTCATTATATTTCTTAAGAACATCTTCTGTATTAAGAATCTTTTGATCCGCAAACTGATATCTCATACTTGATGGCATTGCTGCTACAGTTTTAGTCAATTCCTCATTTAATTTCTTAGATTGGAATTCCCCAATCTTATCCATAATAATTTTTTGATATTTTGATATCTTCTTTGCAGTTTCTTTAACATGTTTTTGTATCTCCTCTTGAGTTGGAGGACCTGAGGCTGCATCAATAAATTGTTTCCTAGCACCCATAAACTTATCAACTTTTTCTGTAAGAGTATCAACTTCTGTCTGTATTGCTTTTGTTGCCGACTCTACAGGATCATCAGGATTCATCAATACAATCTTTTCATGCATCTTATCATTTGTCTTTACATCCCCCGAAGATAATTGATGAGGACTACCTATTCCTTCTGCTGTAACACCTTCTTTATTTTCTGTGAACGGTTTATTTTCTGCGCCAACACGATTCTTAACTCCCTGCTCAACCTTCTTCTTAACAAATTCTTTTGAGGCGTCTCCAGTTAATCCATCCTTTTCTGCTTGTGCTTTTGCACTTGCTATATCATTTTGTTGCGTCTGTGTTACTGATTGGTTTGCAGGTAAACCATATTGATTCTTTTTAGCTGTAGATGATAATGAAGCCGACTCTTTTGATGTTTCTTTAGATTTGGGCTTTTCTGATACTAATCCAGAATCAGGAACTTTTTCTTTCAAAGTTCCTTCTTTAGGAACTGCACCCTGAGCATAACCACTCTTTGCTATACTTCCTGGTTGAGCATTAGTAACACTATTATCATCTTTTCCAATCACCATTCCCAAATCAGTTTGGGCATTGTTTCCAAGTACTCCCATAATAATAGGAACTTGCATGTCAGGTCCATCCATATAGAACCCAAACACCATATTTCCCTGACGAAGGTTGGATGACATCCAAGAATTCATCTGGCCACCACCACCAGTGACAGGATACATTATATTTGCCCAAGGTAAATCTTCCTCAGCAATTACTTGTCCTTGATCATGGACACCCATGATCCTCACTTTATATCGTGCTCCCCATCCTGGAGGTGATTCTTTGTTTGGATATTTACCCGGCAAAATATTGTCTCGCCAGGTGGAATCGTCAGCAATCTGACCAATCCACCAGATGAAACTAGATCCTAATATACCCGGATTAAATAGAGGACCATCCATAAGTTATTCGTCGTACACTCTACACTCTTCTGCATCAGGATGATTATCACAATAAACTTCTAAGTGCTTATCCTGATGTCTGGTGTGCCAATCATTAATACCAGCATCGCTTGGATCAACTACATCATCCTTATGATACTCATCATAATAGGCATGGGCACTTTCTAAGTCTGCCTTAGTGTACTCCATCTTACCGTGGTTAATATGTTCCTTGCCATCTTTAGGGTCAAGGTAGACTTCATGGTCTAAATCGTGTTTAATTTCTGACATAAAATTAGTCCCTTACTTTGATATTTATCCCCTATCCATTGGTTTTCTACCAAAGGAATCTCTAATTAAAACCAATTTGGTTAATGTATGCTTTGGAGATAAGTAATGGCATACATCACATATAATGTAATTACCACCAACTTGCTTGTCTACTTGAGAAGCTTTAAGATCTTTACTAAGTTGACGAGCATCCACATATATAGCATCTCCTGCGTGTAATGAAAAGTCTCCTGCTATAGTAATTGTTGTTTTCAAAGCAAACAACTGATTTAATCTCATAATTCCTTGATTTAGAACCTGAGCAGGATTATAATTCTCTTTTTTAGATTTTTCTCCAAGTTGTTCCTGCTCAGTACCTTCTCCTGATCCTTCAGGTAAACTTCCATTATCAAGAACATAATAAGTTGTCCTAGAAAATTCTTTATTCTCTCCAGGATTAGTAAATACCTTATTTAATTCTGGCAATTCCTTTCCTGCTTTTTTCAAATTCTTTTCATTTCCTTGTGCTGTAGGAGCATCCTTAGTATTACCTGCATTAGGAGTAATTACTTTATAAGCACAATTATATGGATCAAATGTAATAATACGAGTAGAATATGCTCCCATCTTAAGCTTATTCTGAACATTAACTGCATTATCTACACTATATTGAAGTGCCTTATAATCATATCCTTCTGGTATACTGCCATTCTTATCAGGAGATTCGTTATAGATAATCCTTTTCTTTGGTTTATTTGTTGTAGTATCCATCAAAGAATCAATGGATTTAAAATAAAATTTCTCAGATGTTTCCCAGAAAAAATAACCAGCACTATTTCCTAATGAAGATTCTTTAGAAACTGCTCCTCTTGATAACCAATTAATTATATAATAGGGTTTTTTATTATTTCCTATAAAATTTTGCTTGTTTGAAGTTTGTTCAATATCAAGTTCTTTTTGCTTATATCCATCTAAAGCCTTAAGTGCATCATTAGGTCCAAGAAAATTAGGATCAGTTAAGATCTTTTTAACATGCTCAGATATTTCTCCATCAAATCTTTTATTAACTCTTACCTTTTCATTCCAAATATATTCTCTAGATGCTAATTCCAATTGAACTACCGATGTTCGTGCATCTTCTAAAAGAGGAGAAACCTTATTTACAAACATCAATGCCTCTATTTGATTATTATTATTATCAGTAAATTTTAAATTAACAGTTTCCTGGCCAACAATAGGCAATCCCTCCATAGCAGTTTTACCATTAATAGTAGTACCAGTATCAGTATATGTTACAGTTGCTCTCACAGCATCCTGTAAAAGACTTTCATAATACTGAAAAGACATTACACTATTAACAATACTTACAGTATCCTCACCTTTATTAGATTTAAGATCAATCTGCTTAATCCCCAATCCTCCGCCATTTACACCAAAGGCGGGTTCTGCTGCTAATGATCCTGTTATTTGTGCCTGTGCCATGTGTTATTACCTCTACTACTATTTAACCGAAAGCATCAAGTACTTCATAAGAATCTGATCCACTACCTGTAGGAACCGGAACAAATTTAACAGTACCAGATCCCCCTCCAGATTCTTCTGCAGGTTTAGATGTAGATGCAATTTTAACTGTATCAGCTCCCATTGTCTCATAAGAAGCATAAGTTTTTAATCCCTCATCCGAAACTTTACTCTTCTCACCTTGACCCGCCGCTTTTAATGGCTTAGTCTCCTTTTCACCCCCAGATGCAGGAGAACCACCTTTTGCACTAGATCCTTTTTCTTTTCCTCCAAAGAAGGATTTGAATAATAAAGGATAGAACTTAAAGGGATTAAGTAAATTTAAAAGATTAGGGAACTTAACAACCTGATCATTCTCTACATATCCCAACCCAGATAACCACTTCTTCATTCCCAAAACTTCTGCTATCTTAGTTGCAGCAGCCCTTCTTCCCCATCCCTCTGTTATTTCAATAGGATCTGTTTTAAATAAATTCTCAGTAAATTTTGATATTCCTCCACCAATCCAATCTTTTACTGCTTTACCTGCCTTTAAAACACCCATCAAATGCTGCTTAAGTACCTTCCCTGCTTTCTTCCAATCCTTTTCAACAATTCCATAATAAAGTGCATCACCAATAAACATACCAAAGGTTTCTCCAAGAAGCGTTCCAAGGAAAGGAATAGGTATGAATGTTCCTAATGCTCCACCTAAAGCTGCACCAACACCTTTAAAGAGTGCTTGACCAAGTGGTTCCCCTGACATAAGGGAAACAAGAGCAACAATGAGAGAACCAAAAATAGGAATCCTCTTTGCAAATCCTTTAATTGCTGGCATTGCACCCTTCAATGCTGGAGCAATAAATTTTGCTGCTTTACCAAATAAATTACCTGCCCATCCACCAACCTTACCTACTACCTTTCCTGCACCTGTACTTGCTAATTTACTACCACCTTTACTAAGAAAACTACCGACTTTAGATATACCCTTCTGTGCAATATTTCCTGCCCATTGCATACCAGATCTAGCAGCACCTCCAATTTTACTAGCAATATTTTTAAAGAAAATCCTAGCCTTACGACCTATTAATCGTCGCAGACCAGTCCATGCTCTCCTAATCCCTTGAGTAACAGCTTTCCAAAGGAATTTTATCCCCTCAACCATTGCTTTAAATATCTTCTCACCAAACATCTTCCATAACATAAATCCCGTAACAAGATCTTTAAGATTCCCTAAGAAAGTTGTAAATTTCTTAAGTCCTTCTTCACCATAGATGTTCGATACCCATCCCTTTAACTTATCAATAAATTTATATCCAGCATCAATAACCCCGGCCAATACATTAAGAATCTTACCAGCCTTATCAAGAATCCAATCAGCACCTATTGCTAACCATTTCGCAACTTTTAGTAACTTGGGTAACCACTTCTCCCATCTAACTAGAACCCATCCCAGTAAGATTGTGCCAATAAAATTAAACATCTTACCCAAAAGACTTTGTGCTGCCTTAGCACCTGGTAGTTTCATATACCCATCTTTTGGTTTTTGCTTCTCTAATGCCTTCTCTTGTGCCTTATCACTTGCTATTTCTTTTGCCTTACGAGCATCCTCTCTTGCATTTTCTTTAATTGAAACAGACCCTTTTAAAAGTCTTTCAACTTTAATAAACTTCTTGTTTATACTAAGTACAAGTTCTTTTGGTGTTGCTCCATCACCACCATCTTTTCCTCCACCATCATCAACTTTAGCAAGAGCACCTGCAGAATAAGGAACTAAAGATGTAGTTGGACGAATAGCCAGTGGTCCACCCCTTTCTTGTTCTTCACCACCACCTCCCATAGCTTCTTGTGCTTTTGCTCTCCTATTTTTTACATTCTTCTTTCTATTCAGGAGTTTATCTGCAGCAATTTTCTTTGCTCCGCCTTTAACTGCTCCTAATGCTGCTTTTCCTAGTGCTGCCCAAGCCATATCTTATACCGATATTCCTAAGGTTTTAATTTTAGACGAAGAACGCATCGCACTAGGATTAAACTGAGGTAAATCCTGAATAATTTCCTTTGCCGATGCAGCCTTTTGTTCTTGTGCCGCACTCTTATCAAAAACAACCTTTGTCTGTGGTGTAGATGGAGGTTTAATAGGTACTAAAGAAGCTTTATTAAAATCTATTTGAATATTCTCTGCAGCACCTGTAGGAACTACTCCCCCACCAGCAAAATTCAATCGTGGAATAGGTACAATCTTCTGAGGAACATTTAAACTTCCTGCAATAGAATTAACTACACCACCACCAGAATAATGAATATTAGGTCCACCTAAAGAAAAATTATCAGATCTCATATTCTTAACCAAACCACCCTGATTATATTGAGATACATTCTTAACTGAACCACCTCCCTGATATCCTCTACTAACAGTTGGTTTATTTGTCCCACCTGCTGCTGCATTCATTCCCGCAAGAGTATTTTGACCATACTCCTGAACAGCACCTTTACTCATAACAAACTCACCAGGAGTTAACATTGCCGGGACTGTATCTCTATTACCTGATCCAGGAACTACTCCACCTTTATTAAACTTATTCGCAGCAGGAAGATCTTCTGTCTTCTGAAGACTTTGCGTAGATTCTTCTCCTGTCGATTGCACTGTCTCCAATTCTTTTGATTCTTGCTGTGTTGCTGAATCGTCAGAAGTACCTTCTTTTAGTATTTTGTCTCCATCTTTCTGTAAATCCCCTTCTATATCTCCTTCCAAATCTGTACCCAGTGTCTTAGATTCTTTAGTAATATCCTTTATTTCCTTGTCACCTCCAATTCCAAATAAATTTTTAACCCATTTTATTGCATCAAGAATCTTAGGAATACCCCATGCTAATAGAGCAATTACCCCTAATATAAATCCTCCAGGACCTAGTATAATAGGGAAAAATTTCATAACAGCAGCCAACAATAAAGGCCACCAATCTTTAATAAATTTAAATATACTACTAATTTTCTCAGTATTCTTAGGATCACCAAACCAACCCCACAATCTCATTGCAATATTGCCCAAGAAAACTGTCGATATAAATCCTATAATCTTCTCCCAAATACTTTGAACTGGTTTTAAAACATTAGAAGCTACAGTTTTTAACTTTCCACCAATACTCTCTAATTTACTTTCAGCACCCTTTCTCTTATCTTTCTCTGCTGCTTTTCTTGCAGCATTTTGTGCCTTTCCATCTGCTTTATTACTTGCCTTTAATGTCTCTATAATACCATTAACACTATTATTAAGTGTCTTAAGAGGTCCTATTAAATCACTACCTGATTCTTTTGGTGTTACATCATCTGCTTTCGCTAAATCTCCTCCTTCTGCTGGAGGTTTCCATTTTTGAATAGCACTAGCACCTGTTGTATCTGCAGCAACTTTCTCTGCTCCACCTACGGAACTTCCTTTCTTAAAAGAACTAGCACTTATTTTCTTTACTTCAGGTCTTTCTTCTTTTGTTTTATAAGTAGGATCCTCTGCTTTCAGTTTCTCTCTTTTTACTCTTAATACTTCATCTTTTAATATTTTAAATCTTTCTGATGAAGTCTCACCAGTATACTGAAGTTTTGCTAAACCTTCTATTAAAGCACTCTTATAGTCCTCTTGGCTGGATAGATTCATTACATCTATCCCAAGATCTGAGAGTAATTTTACTGGACTGTGCTTTGTCTTAGGCATTAGCGTTGCGTTGTTTCTGCTTTAACTCCTCTTCTTCAAGATGTTGTCGGAGAAGTGCCACATATATGTCCCGTTCCCACGGCATCATATTTTCAATCTCTGTTAAGCTATATTTATGGTACTGCATCAACGCAAAATTGAGCCTGAAGTAATTCTCCAGGTTCATATGCACCATAGCTACGCGAAAAAAGACGCTAATCCCTCCAATAATACGTCACTTTTAACTTTTGTCTTAGGATTAACAACAGTAATAGTATGTTGAAGTTTAGGCATCGTTTCAAAGAACTTTTCAATTTCCTTAAATTGCCCAGAATTCATTGATTCAAGAAATTCATTAACTTCTTTCTTGGTACAGTCTGCAGTTGCCCATACCTCCTCATCACTATAAATCTTATCAATACAAGTAGCAATCAGTGCAAATGATTGATCCATTTGATTATCTTCATTAAAATCAAAATTATTTTTAATGAATTGCTCTAGTGATGGATACTTCATCTCCATCATCAAATTCTTATCAAGTTTAATCTTATTAGTATGTTCCTCATTCTTCTCAACTTGAATATCATCCAGATTAATTACCACAGGAACAGTAGTTTCTTCATCATCAGGACAAATAACATTAACTTCTAATTCCTCACCAACAGATTTACCTCTGATATTAAGGAACAAATATTCAATGTCAAACGTAGGAAGATCTTCTACCTTTATTCCCCGTGTTTGAACACATGCTTTAAGTACTGCCTTAATTGCATTTGTAATCTGCTTATTATCTTCACTCTCTAAAGCAATTACAAGTACTTTTTCTTCTTTAACTAGAAATGGTCTATATTTAACAGTTTTTCCAGTAGATGGCAACACCAACTCATAGGTCGGTGTACTAATTTTTGGTAAAGGCATAATATCCTAATACAATTCAGTATACTTATTTATAGGGGTTAAAATAATCTTGTGCTCCTAACCGTCCGACCCAATAAATCACGGGCAGTTGATTTCACACCTCTACTTATAATACTACCAGCAACATCTCCAGCAAAATCACTACCAGTTAATCTATCTACAGCAGCATCAGCAAGACCAGCAGCAAGATCACGAAGTCCATTAGAATTAAATTGAGCTTGTTGGAATGGATTATATAAATCAGAACCTCTTCCTTTAACAGAACTCATAACATATCGTATATAAGTCATCTGAACACTACATTTTAATAAAGCAGATCCATCATAACTAACAGGCATAGAAGTTATACTACGTGGAAAACTACGTATAAATTCATATTCTATTTTAGAACCAGAACCTTGCCTTACTCTATAAGATCTTGATCCACCAGTGGTCCTTACATCATTAGTTTGACTATGATAATCTCTTTCAAATTTTATTACCTTTAATCCTGCAGCAACATAATCATCAGGATACATCACCCTATAATTATAATCCGATCTTTTTGCGTCCTGCTGATCTTCATTAACAATACTACTAATCCATTCCTCAAAAAACTTTATTGGCAAATAATTTACAGCATCCACATAAAAAGTCAAATCAATTGTCTCATCATATATTCTTCTATATGCATGTCTTTCCGTAACTCCTGGAAAATCATTAGTCATCTCTGTGGTTGCCAGAGAAGAACCAGGAAGAACTGCCTCACTACACATCAAATTTAATTTACGTTGATCTTGACCTAATAATCCCCTAAGACGAGTTCCAAGAGAACTTCTAGGCAATCCAACCTCAACTTCAAATACTGAACTTAAAGCAGGACGGAGTAAACTAGATTTAATGTCTGCAACTGACCTTTTAGTAGGCATTTATAAATACTTTTTGACCTTATATATTATGTATATGAGTAATGGGCGAAAGTATTAAAAGTTTATTCAAACCATCTAAACCCAGAAAATATAAAGGAAATCCTAATAATATTATCTGTCGAAGTACTTGGGAAAGGATATTCTGTAATTGGTGTGATAAAAATGAAAATATTGTAGAGTGGGGAAGTGAAGAATTCTTTATCCCATACCGTGCTCCTGATGGTAAGGTTCGTCGTTACTTCCCAGATTTTATTATAAAAGTAAAAGAAAATACAGGTGAATTGAAAACATATGTTATTGAAGTCAAACCTGCAAAACAAACACGTCCACCCAAACCAAGAAAGAATGTGACAAAATCATACCTCTATGAGTGCAAAACATATGCCGTAAATCAAGCAAAATGGAAAGCAGCAGATGAATGGTGTAAAGATCATAGAGTGGAATTTAAAATTATTACAGAAAGAGAATTAGGTATCAACCATGGAAGATGATTTTGGTTTAGATGGAGAAGAACAACAGGAGGAGGATAATCGTATCCGCGAATATCTAAGTGACTTGAATAATAGAACTAATGACCAAGAAGAAATGATGCTAGAAATAATGGAAGTTCTAAATGAAACAGTTACTCCCATACCAGATCCAGGAAACTTCTATACTTTCGTCTATAATGCCAAAACTCCAGGTGAAACTTATGATCAACATCCTCTTATTGCCTGTGTAGAACTATTCCCTTGGGGATTTAGAGGACTTAACTTTCATTGGCGAAAATATAGGAATTATACTTGGGAAGAACTAGCAGGACAACTGTATGTCGTTCAACGTAATGAACTTGATGATTTACTTGCTATACCTTATGCAAAATTCATCCTTAATCAACCATAAATAAATAAAAAGATTGTATAATGACCCAAACTTTTTTACCATCCCAAACTTACGGTTCTAAATCTATACAGAATAGAGTTAGACCTGGTGGTGATTTAGGTAGTAAACAATATTATTATACGACTAATGCAAAAACAGGAGAAATTACTGTTAATAGATATGATACTACAGATGATACTGGTGTTGAAGTAGCAAAAATAACACAAGGATCAAAGACAATCAATATTAATAGTGATACAAGTTCTGCGGAAACAAGTTTCTTCTCTACTCCATCTAATATTGCAAAAGTAAGGCAACAAGCTCTTCAAATTGCACAAAGAGAATGGGATGGGAAAACACAACCACCCCCTCAACAAGCAATTTATGGTACAAATGCAGGAACTAAAGGATTTGATCCTCCAGGATCTGGAAATCATACCACAAGTATAAGAAATACTCAGACTGCAGCTGCAAATGCAGCACTAGACACAATAGGTGCAATAGTAGGTGGAGCAAAACCTTCAGATGCTCTTAAACAAGGAGTTAAAAGTTTCCTAGGTGGTGTATTAAAATCTGGAAGTGCAGGTGGAGCACTAGTATATCCAACAGCAATTGCAGCGTCTGGACAAGATTATATTAAATTTCAAAAATTAAAATATCAAGGTAAACAAAGAAAAGGTTTATCATGGGGTAATCGAAAAGAAGATAGAGCAGCTGTAGGTCAAGCAATCATACTCCCAATTCCAGGAGGAATTAGTGATACTAATGCAGCAAGCTGGGGATCAGAAACAATGGGTCCTGTCGATACTGCGCTGGCAAATATTGCATTAACTGGAATTGAAAGTGGAATGGCAGCAGGAGTAGATGAAGCAGCAAATATTATGAAAGCTGGTGGAGCTGCCAGTGGCGAAATAGATGAAGCACTTAAAACTCAAATTGCTGGAATGGCTTCAGGAACTGGTTCTCAACTTTTAACTAGAACTACTGGACAAATTATAAATCCCAATATGGAGTTGTTATTTAAAAATCCATCATTAAGACCCTTCAGTTTTACTTGGAAACTTGCTCCAAGAAGTAAAAATGAAGCACAAAATGTAATTGACATCATAAGATTCTTTAAACAAGGAATGGCACCTACCAAGAGTGAAGGTACTTTATTCCTTCAATCACCTCATACCTGGAGAATTTCATACATGCACAGAGGTAAAGAACACAAATACTTAAATAGATTTAAAGAATGTGCAATGCAATCTTTTACCACACAATATACACCAGATGGTAATTATGCTACATTCCAAGATGGTGTAATGACTGCATATTCAATAGCAATGAGTCTTACAGAACTTGAACCAGTCTTTAGTAATGATTATGAAGGTCTCGATGGTATAGGTTACTAAAATGTCAGAATATTTCAGCCAAGTTCCTAATTTTGAATATGTTAGTCGTCTACCAGATGCTAAAATATCAGACTACATTACGGTAAAAAATCTTTTTAAAAAAGGTGTTTTAGCAGACGATATTGTTGACAATATAGCCTATCACACAAAATATAGTATTATAGGTGATGATAGACCAGATAATGTAGCTAATGATTTTTATAATAATTCTAATTTAGATTGGTTAGTACTGTTATGTAATAATATCTTGAATATTCAAACAGAATGGCCGATGTTACAAAACGATTTTGATAGATTTCTTTTAGACAAATATGAAACCTATGAAAATCTAAATGCTACTCATCACTATGAAACTCAAGAAATAAAAAACAGTAGAGATGTAATTATTATTCCTAAAGGATTAGAATGCGAATCTGATTATACTTTTAGTTACTTCGATTCCAATACGCAAAGAATGGTAGATGTTCTAAGTGCCGACTGTACAACAGAAGTAACCAATTATACTTACGAAGAAAGAATAGAAAATAACAAAAGAAATATTTGGTTACTAAAACCACAATATTTACCAATAGTCAGAGATGATATGGAAATAGTAATGCAATATAAAGAGGGTTCCACCCAATATGTGAGTGAAACCCTTAAGAGAGCAGAAAATATTAAACTCTACTCTTAATTACTCTTCAGCAAGTTTTTGGAAATAACTTAGAGCATCATCCTCATCAGAACTAGCAGATGCTACTGATGCAGCAGCAACTGGTGCAGGTGCTTTGGATTTAAAGTCAGGTGTGAATGATCCACGACCTTCACTCTCATCCTCAAAGGACTCATCATACACTGTACGTGCATTATGTCCTTTACCACGACCTAAAACATAATCAAGACGTTTCTCAAGTTCTTCTACAGATTTAAACTGATCTGGAGCAACCACTGCAGCGAGAGAATGCTCCTTCTTCCATAATGCTTCTAATGCATCATCATCTTCAAGAAGAGGTGATACTTCAGCAAACTCTGACTTGTCATAGTTCCAGTAACCATCCTTCTTAACAATCTTCAATTTGAAGTTTGCACCTTGCCAGAAATCAAAAGGATTGATTGCATCTTCATCCTCAAATTCTGGTTGCATTGCTTCCATAACCTTATCAAAGATCTTCTTACCAAACTTGTAAAGAAATACACCACCCTCATTCTGAGGATTAGCAGGATCTTTTACAACATAGATATTGGCATAATAAGACAACTTGCGTTTTTGCTTACGGACAGTATCCTTATCCGCTTCATTACCACTGTTCCATAAGGTACGATTATAATCTGAAACAGGATCTTTCTTACCTATCGTGGTAAGAGAATTCTCAATGTACCAACCACCAGGTCCTTGGAAAGCATGTGAATATAACTTTGCCCAGGGAATATCTTCCCCTTCTGGTGCTGGTAGAAAACGAATAACGGCATAACCATTACCTGTTTTATCTACTTCTGGTTTCCATAGACGATCATCGCCTGAACCAGCAGTATTGTTCATCTTCTCCACTTCTTTAACTAATTTTTGTGTTAAAGATCCTAGAGAGGATTGCTTTTTTAAGTCTTTAAATGACATTGGATTACCTCTGATTTTTTGAGATTTGGCTTGTGTGTACCTTTCATATTCTACATGTTAAAGTTGTCTTCGTCAACCGCTTTCTTCATAACATCTACCATTTTATAAAGATCATTAAAAAGGAGATTCATATCAACATTAGTAGGAAGACCCATATCAGCAGCACCTTTCAAAATATTCTCCTTCATCTTTTTTGCATCAGGATCATCAGATAAACTTAAACGAGTATAAAGAACTTTTTGTTTTTCAATAAGTCGTTCAAGAACCTCTACATGATACTGCTTATCCTCTTTTGGCATTGATGGAAATTTAAATACATTATTATAGATCTCCTCTTGGAGTTCTTGGATCTCAGCCAACTCTGCACGGACTACATCAGATTGAAAGAAAGTCATACTAGCACTGCTTTTTGAAGAATCTTTTTATAATGAGGTACATCTATATTTAGGAAAGGAGTATATTTTTTAATCTTTCGACTTACGGTTTCCCACACGGGATCATCCAATTTTTTATCAAAATCCTTTCTGTACTCAAATATCATATCAATGCCGAAAG